GACGATGTCGTCCGGCAAGCCAAGATGTTGAGCCATCTCGATGAACTCCGGCGATCCCGGTTTCGGGCAGGATGCGATCTCGCGGACATCTGACGTTCCGGTGGCGAGTTCACCCCGGACAGTCGGCGATGAGATCTCCCCGGCGAGCGAAGCCTTCGTGATCTCCCCCGCGATCAGCTTCCCGATGAGCATCTGCTTCGCTTGGGCCTCCTTCCGTAGCTCGTCCGATATCGTATTGATCTCCCGGCAGAGGAACCCTAGGTCGACGAGTGTGGGGAGATCGTATTCCCCGGTCTGTGGATTCGTCTTGACCTTGCGGATGATTGCCTGGAGGTCAGCGACGACCACCATGAAGGTATCCCTCACGTGGTCGAGATGGTCCTTGAGAAGGTCTACGTCAGCGTGTCGTGCCACTACACTACCTCCTATCGCCCGAGAGCTCACGGCGTCCGTGAGGGCTCCTGAATACCCGATGCCGATACCTCCCCGGTCCCGCATCGAAGAGCAGCAGATTGACTTCCTCGTTGAGGCTCCCGATGTAGGCGAGGAAGAGAGCGACGAGAGCGGAGGGTCCAGTCACCGCGACGTAGTCCTTGGCGGGATCGAAAGCTCGCTGACAGAGGACATCGAAGATCCGGTCGATGACATCGTCAACCCGAAGCGGGGTGATCTCCCGATCGGCAAGGATGTAGACCGGCTCCCCGAACTCCTCGGCCGACGAGTAGTCGAACCGAGGAGAGTGGGAGATGATGAACACACGGGATGCCATGACTTAGTCTCCGATCGCGTCGAAGTCGAGGACGTTTTCGAGGATGACCTTGATGTCCTGAATGCTGAGCGCCGATGCTTCCTTGTTGCGGACCCGGTCCCGGATTTCCTCGTCGATGGTTCCCGGCACCATCAGGTCGATGATGTTGACCGGCATCCTCGTACCGCGACGGTGAGCCCTGTCCTGAGCCTGAGCCCACTGGATGTAGGACCAGTTCATCGAGTAGAAGATGACGTCCCCGCAGAAGGTCGGAGCGTCGTCCGGATTGTCGACATCGTAGCCGTGGAGGTTGAGCCCCTCGCCCGCCGTCTGCGGATTGCAGATGAGCACCTTCAGCTCAGGGTCCTTGTTGAAGGCCTCTTCGAGCGCCTCACGCTCCTTGTCCGGAGTCGCCCCGTAGTAGGTCCCGTGGCGGATCCCCTCGATTGAGAGCCGCTGCGAGATGGCCCTGATGTCTTCGACGAAGCAGCACCAGATGACCATCTTGGAGTTGGGGTCGCGCTGAGGGTCGAAGTAGTGGGAGACGAGCGCATCGATCTTGGGATTGTTCGCATCGATTTGCTCGGTCGACTTTTCCTGAATGATCTCGCCCGAGTCCGGGTCCTGGATCTCGTCCCATGTGATGAACCCGGAGCAGATCTGCTGAAGGCGAAGGAGCTTGGTGAGGATGTGCTCAGCCGTGAGCGTGCGATCCTGACCCCGGTCCATGTCCGCCTTGATCTCGATGGCGAGCTGAGTGGCGAGCTTCTTGTAGAAGTCGAACTGCTTCGGCGTCATGTTGACTTCGAAGGTCAGCGGGACCTTCGGCGGAAGCTTGAGTCCGGCCTCATCCCGATCGATGGAGAAGGTCAGCCGCGACAGACGCTCTTGCATGAGAGGGACGTTCTTGATGCCCTCCAGCTTCATGCGTCCGTTGTCCGAGGCGACCATGTCCTTGGCGAACTTTCCGTGGAACTTGATGTACGAGCGGAAGCTCGTGAACCCGGACAGACCCTCGCCGAGGAACTCCAACTGCGAGTACAAGTCCATGATCGTGTTGCCGATCGGCGTCCCCGTCAGCTCCATGCGACGAGCGCTGAACTCCCGGAGGATTTTCAGCGTCTTGAACCGACGAGTCCCCTGCGACTTGAAGTAGTGACTTTCGTCGGTGATGATGAGGTCCCACGGAACCTTCTGGAAGAACTCGACGTCGCGCGGAAGAGTGTCGTAGCCGATGATGCAAGCCGAGAACGCGCAGTCGGCCTCGTCCTTCATGGCGTCCGTCAGGAGCTTGATGCGGTAGAGCTGACCGCCGCGAATGATCGTGACCTTGCCGGGAGTGACGGCAAACCGATCGAACTCGCGCGACCAGTTACGGCGAACCTGATTGGGACATACGATGAGGACACGCATCATGCGAGGGTCGCCCATCTTGCCCTGACGGGTCCGCTTTGCTTCGAGGCAGATGCGCGCGATGGACGTCGGGGTTTTCCCCGTTCCGCGGTCCATGTAGAGACCGGTCGCTTCCTGACCGAGGCACATCGCGAGCGCGACTTTCTGGTAGTCGGCCAGCGGACGCTCCGGGTGGTCCTCGTAGTCCTCGGGGAGGACCGGGATTTCGCCGTTCAGCTTGAACTTCGCCTGAAGCGTCGCCCGAGCAGTCTGGCTGAGGAAGCGGCGGAGGAGGAAGTGGTAGAGAGCGTGACTGGTCGGACCGCGGAAGATGATGCGATCCCGAGGCCACGAGTGGTGAATGACGATGACGGAGAAGTCCGTACCACCGACCCACCAGTCATCGGAGCGGGAGAAGTCCGAAGCGCCGATGTAGTTCGCTTCGGGAAGACGCCGGAAGAACTGGCGAGCCTCCCATGAGGAGCGACCGCTATATGGGACCACCTTGTCGCCGGTCGCCGTTGTGCGGAAGTCCTCGGGCGGGATGACGCCCTCGTCGCCCGAGCGAACCGGACGGTAGGACGTCGCCTTCATCTCGAAGGACGAGTTCTTTTCGTCCATCCAGATTTCGAGGTAATCGTTGGACCGAAGGCGAAGCGGCCGAAGCTCCTGCTTCGTCGCCGCGCTCAGCGGCTCAAGGATGGGAAGGGTTGACTGCGACATCGCGAGACCTTTCTATGCGGCATTATTGCCGTACAACAATGATACTCGCCATTCACCCGGATGGCAAGCAGAATCTAAAAGAAAGTTTTGCCCGATTTGTCCTGCCCTTCACTACGCCCTCCATCATACAGGAACCCATCCGAGAAGTAAAGAACAATCCATCCTGAGTTTATTAACCCTGAGTTAACTGGTAAATGACCTCTGCGATGCCGGTCCACGCCCTCGTTCGGCTACGGCACGTTCGCATTATTATCCCTCTCAATCGTCCAGTTAGAAGAAAAGGAATGCAAAGTTATAGGGAGGGTGGAGGCCCTCCCACAGAGGTCATTTACCAGTTAACTCAGGGTTAACTATTTCGGGAGATGGATCACCGTGTTTTGAGACTTGCCGTGATCCAGCCGGGAGGAGATCTACGCCATGATCCCCGAAGCGCGAAGGTTCGTCCGAATCAGGTTCACCTTCGTGGTCAGCGCCTTCAGGTTATCACGAGTATCAAGCTGAAGACCGCCCGCATCCGTGATCTCGAGGAGCTGAGCGGCAAGAGTCTTGATCGAGTCCTGAATCGCGGGGAGGGTGTTCGCGACCAAGTCATCGCGGAGAGCATCAGCCGAGGCGGGTGAGTCCGCCGGGTCGGGAATGTTCGCGTGATTTCCAGCGGTCCCGTTCGACGGAGCAGTCCTTGCCGTGACTAGCGAGAGCGCGAGGGTGTCGGTCGCCGAACCTCCGGGATCACCGGTCAGTGCGACGATGTCCGCAGCCTGATATCCGATCCGCTTCCACGTCGTCCCGTTGGAGATGCAGAGGATGTCCTCGTCGCTGATGACGGCAAGACACTCGTCGTAGGATCCTGCCGCCGGAAGAGCCGCGAAGTTCGCGTAGATCGCGATGGGGAACGGAGTGGAGAAAGCGAGGTCGAAGTTGTCGCTGACTTCTCCGTCCCACGCTTCCAGACCTGACGAAATCGTGACATGACTTGGACGTGACATTATTCCCTCGTGACCGTGATGGTGATAGCGTCGCTAGATACTCCACCGTTGACATTGACAACCGAGACTTTGAAGGCCGCAGGTTCGGCACCGAACCAAGTGACGAGATCCGCATTGTCGACGGTATAGGTCCGGAGCAAGAGGCCCGATAGTTCCTTCTTCAGAACGTCACCGGTCGTGTAGAACCGGAGGACGAACTCGCCCTGAACAGCGGACTGACCGACGGGGTCGCCCGCTCCCTGCATCCCGGCTCCAGTCTTCGGAAGAGCCGTCGAACGATACGACCACTTCAGAGGAATATCCGCTCCGGTTGCGAAGACATCCCGCATATTCTCAGTGCGGAGGTTCGCGGGGTTCATCGGAGCGATGCCCTTCCCCTTCAGCGTTCGGTTGATGGGCTCGAGATCAGCAAGACCGATGGACTCTCCCGCGATCGGCTGGACCTTGACGTAGAGAGCCTTCCCCGGCTGGAGGAGCAGATCCTTGAACTTCTCGATCGAGTCCCACTGAATGATGTAGGCGGGAGCACCGATCCCGTAAGCTGCTCGGACAGTGTCAAACCTCGCCCTGATGATCCCGTCCAGCCGATAGGTCACCCCACCGATCGCCGTGACCTTCTTGAGGAAACAGATCTCCTGATCGATGACAAGCCACTGACGACCGAGCCTCCAGTTCTCCTCGTCGGCTGAGTAGTCGCTGACGTCTCCGATGTCAGGGCCGAGGACCGTGAACTCCGGTCCTTCATCGATGAAAATGTCGCTGTCAATAGCGAGTGTCTCATCGAGCTGACCACCGGTGATGATGTTGACTTCCTGACCGACATCGTAGTACGTCGTGTCGTCCCGACTGATCCAGATGTAAGCGGCTGTGATCTCCGCGTGCGCGCGGATGCGCGGGACGATGATCCGTGTCTCGTTCTGGACCAGATAGTTCGGAAGCTCAAGGAAGTTGATCGCCGGGTCCGGCTCGACGACCAGCGGATCAGGATGAGCGAGTCCAGCCGTGGCGACGAAGGTTGAAGCCTGAATCCCGTAGGAATCAACCATCGTTTCCATGGCGACCTTACCCGTCTCATCATCCATGTCGAGCGCCAAGAGACGGACTACCTGAGAAATTCCTGAGATGGCGAGCGCTGCTCCGACCTGAAGAACCCGGCACTCCCGCGTCCCCATAACAGTGAAGGAGGCGAGGTTCCCGAACTCCTCCTGAGCCCGACGTTGCGCCACAACGTCAGCCGCATCGAAACCTGTAATGGTAGGCATCTCGACGGAGCGAGGACTCACACGGTTGAGGAGGGCTATGTCAGCGTCGTTATCTTGGTTCACCGTACCGTTCTTGTAATTCTCCCTCCTTGCCGGGAAGGTGAACACGAGCCGCTGAGCAGGATGATCGCCGTGGAACGTTTCGATCTCCGGCAAGGGATCTGCAATGAGTCCAGCCGGAATCGTAGTGATGCAGGATCCGCATGGCTCGCGAAGCTCAACGATCTCGTACTGACCGAGGCGAACAGACCACGAGATGAGGAAGCCGATATCCTGCATCAGCGCCGCGATGATCGCGATGTTGTCCTCGGCGTTGTCCGCCAGAAGGTTAACGGGGACGTCCTCTGAAGTGACGACAGCGGAGAAGGCTTGGAACGACGTTGCGTCCCAGAGATCCTCATCCATCGCCATCCCGTACGGATACTTTGAGAACAGGAGCTGACGCAGAGCGTGAGCGGGCTGAGCTCCATCATCATCGTTCCCGTAGATGGGATCGATCGTTCCAGCACCGGACAGCGTGGACATCGTCCCAGCGAAGTAGATCCGCGTCGCGTACGAGTAGTTCCAGATCGGAGCCGGATGCCAAGTCGAGATGACAGCGACGTCATAGATCTCGTAGTCGCCGTCCTCGCCCGAACCGATCAGCCTGACGTATCCACCTTCGGGGAACGACTTCGTCTTAGTCCCGTTGATCTCGACGTAGTTGACTCCGGGCACTCCGTTGACCGCCGACTGGATGGAGTAGTTCGATCCCTCTGCGGTGAATGTCGGCTGGATCCAGTCAGCCTCGCTCAGAGTGATGGTCGTTCCCACCGGAGCAGAGGGACGAACCTCAATTTCGTAATCCATCACGGTCCACTGTCGGTTCTGCCCGAGCCGCTTGTCGTTCCAGACGACGTAGCAGATCCGAGGGAAGCGTGAGGTGAAACCGAACTTCGTCGCGAAGTCGATTCCGGTTTCAGCCGAGATGTCGCCTTGATCCTCCTCACCCCAGAAGATGTGAAACGTTCCCGGCGTCCCAGCGTTCACCGTCGAACCGGAAGGGTGGGACGTCGGAGTGATCGGTCCCTTGAAGATCTCCTTTCCATTCGAGTAGATCCCGTGGAGTCTCGTGACCGGACCGATAGCGAGCGCATGGATCGACTTCTCGTAGTGGATCTTGACCTTCTGGTCTCCGCCGCCTCCCTTGCCTCCCCCTTCGACCGACTCAGACTTCGTGTCGTGATCTCCAACCCACATGATTTTCGCAGCTACGCGACGACGACCGATGACGTTCGGGATGTATCCTCCGCGAAGTGCCTCGTTGGATGGGCGATTGTCTTGGATCAGCGGAGGCTTCGGACGAAGGAGATACGAAGCCAGAGCGCTGATGATCGTCAAGACCACCATCGTGACGATGGTCGCGACTTCAGCCTTGACGATGACAGACTCTAGGAGGAAATCCATGATAGCTTCTCAGGTCTGTAGATCCGGAAGACTCGCATTCCACCCCGTTGTGCTTCGCCGATGCCAGTCTTCTGGACACCGAGGTGAGGTCCATTCGAATGCCAGAGAGTATTCGGCTGATGACCGCCGAACATCGCGTGACCGGGTCCTCCCCCACGAGGCCCGACGACAATCACATCACCCGGCTGAACCTCGGGCTCCCTGACGACTACGTGAGGGAACTGCTTCCGGATCGCCCTGACGACCCGCGCTGCTCCCTTCGGATTATGCATCGCTCCGTCCGGCGGGAAGTCCACCCTCTTAATCTCGCCTCCGCCGCTCAGCTCGTTTAGAACGGCGATGACGAAACCGACGCAATCGCTCCCGCATCCCTTAGTCATCTGGCCATCAGCGAAAGGAGTTCCCCGCCACGATTCTAGGACTTCACGGACGCGATCACTCAGGGTTGCTCGATCACTGGATGATAGTCTGGGATCCCGTATCCGATCCCACCGAAGTGCTCTGTATTTGACCATAGCGTGTCACAGGTCCCGTGTTCTTTGTCACAGCCCGGAACTACCTGGACATCCTCATTCAGCCACCTTGCCGGAGGAATTCTGAAGAGGACGAAATCCGCTCCCGATTCCCAATCGCGAATACCGATGCGAAGGGTTCCGAGTTGGATGTATCCACGATGGAAATGTCTGTTCGCGACATTCGGATCGATGTCTGCGAGAGTGACGACGACTCCGTCAATGGCGGTGATCTCACCGACTTCAAACTCCGACTCAATGTCGATAGCTGTCCCATCTGGGTCGCAGTTCAAATCTCCCAGACCCCACGGACAGTTGTGAGTCGCGACGATGCCAAGAGCTCCTCGCATCAGCATCTTCGGAGCTTCGGACTCGATGCGGATGATGGCTGATGAACCGTCGGCATTCTGCATCACTCGCATCATAATTCCGTAGTGGAGATACAGAATGTCACCCGTGTCCTGCTCCTCGTTCTGAACCCACTCCCAGACACGAACCTCAGTCCTGTCAAACGGCTCACCCGACGAGATCTGCGTGAAGAAGTTGTCCGAATCGATCGGCACCTTGATGACGAATGGTTTCTCCTTTAGCATCCCCGTAATCTTTGGAATCTCGACCGCGAGTTCCGGCAAGGCAGAGAAAGTCTCGCCGCTGTCCGGGTGGACAAGATCAGAGTCCCAGTTCGTGAACCTCTTGAACGTCGCCGCCGTGCTGATGTCGTTCTGATCAAAGGAGTCGGTCAGGAAAGACTGGTAAAGATGCTCAACCTCGCCGTCCGTCTCCCGCGCTGCTCCTCCCGTCGCCGCATCGAAACCGTTGTACGCGAAGAGATACCGATAGGTGACGGTATGAGCGAGGACGATGGTCATCGTGTCAACGAGTGTGCTGAACTCGTCGGAGTAGACTTTCGCGGTGATGGTTCCGTAGGTCCCAGCGTCAGGATCGAATTCGATGTGGACCCAATACTCGGTGTTCTGAGTGATGTCCATCGTGTCCCTGACGACCCCACCGACCCCGTCGAACTCCTCTATTCCGATGATCTCTTGGACACCGAGATTTCCGTAGGCGAAGAAGCAGAGCGCTTCCTCCGGATTGTTCTGCCACTGATAGCGAGTCAGGAGGACATCGGACATCCCCCAGAAGCAGACCAATCCAGCTTCTGAAGTTCCGAAGTCGGTCACTTCAAAGCGGAACTTGAACTCCCACTCGTGTTCCATCGTGAAGTGACCAGCACCGTAGTCTCTGTAGACGTAGGTCTGCTCATCCCAAGCCGCGTTCGTGAAGGTGATCGTGCTTCCCGAGATTGACAGTTCTGCTCCTGGGTCGTTCTCGGTGTAGTCGTTCTCGATGTCCGGAGGATCCTCGGTAATGACGGACTGGATCCCCTTCTTCCCAGTGACCTCTTGCTCGCCGTACTCAAACTCGACGAGGATCGCGGCTTCTTTGTTCGGAGTATCTAGAACTGGCATGACACGGTCACATCCTGTTCAAGGAGGAGCTCGATCACCTCGAAGACGAGCGAGCATCGCTCATCCGTGGTCCAGACTTCGCTCAGCCTGTCGGAGTTCATCCGGACGAGATGAGCGGGCGCGAACCGACGAATGTCAGCGATTGCCGGAGCTGAGGAGAGGCTGTCGACGAATGCGATTCGCCAAGTCGCCCCGTTGTCCACGACGTAGTCCACGGTCGCTAGCTGAAGCGTCCCGTCCTTCTCAAGAACGGCGACGTAGGTGAGGATGTCCTCAAAGTCATCGAAGTTCCCCGTCGGGTAGACATCGAAGTAGTCGACGTTCGTCTCTTCGATGTTGAAGGGATTGAAATGTTGGACGAAGATGAACGCCCGATACCGTCCCCGCCGCGACTCGAAGAACTCGATGAGAGGCCAGATATCTTCCCGGCTGAACTTGTCGTAGGCGATCCTCATCCAGAAGCGAGGGCGCGACCCATACGTCTCGAGGAGACGTCCTCGGCCGAGACCTCTCTTGTGTCCCTCCACTCGCATCCCCGGCTCCATGTCCACCCACGACGGAGCGATGGAGAGGACCGGATATCCGTCATGCTCGACGAAGCCAGTCGGGGTTCCGCTTTCGATCGGAGGGAGAGCCGACTTGCCGTAAACTTCCTCCACATCGAGTCGCAGATCCATGATATCATCAGTGTGCTGATCCATCTCGCCACCTAGCAGAATCTCAGCGTCGATGCACGGATAGACTCTGTCTCCCTCAGCGAAGGTCCCAGACAATCCCGTGACCGTCGTGATCGCCGAATCAGTGAAGGAGAGGATCGTGTCGTACTCGAAGTTGTTCGGGAGCGAAGCTCCGTTCTGCAGAGACCAGTCGTGAATCAAGATCCGCTGGCCGACGAAGAATCGACGATACCTCGTATCGCAAGGGATGTTCGTCCCAGACGCTGCTCCCGTCACACGTGAATGATCACAGAAGAGCGGGACCGGAACTCTGCTAGTCCCATGACGCATCAGGTTCATGTAGAGAGGCCAAGCCTCTTCACGATGCAAAGCCCGATGGTTCAAGAACAGCGATCGGTTCGGACGACTTGCGAGAAGCCGACGGTCTTCATCCACAGTCCGTGCGCGGGCGACATCCGTCATGAAGATGGTGTCCAGTTGGATGTTCTGCTCACGGTGGAAGAGGAAGATCGACGGCTCGGGGCTCGGCAAGGATAAGGGAGTCACGGTCGTAGGGTCGTCCCACCCATCGGTCAGCCCGACTACTCCTCCCGGATACTGGACGAGGAAATCGTCGAAGTAGGTGATGCCCCGACCGACCAGCATCCCGTATGCGTAAGCGTGATCCTGCGACGTCCATGAAGCATCGTGGAAATCGTCGTAAGTCAGGACCGGCGTCTCCATCCCGGTCGCTTCCTGATAGACGCGGAACGACCAGTCCCCATCGATCGGGTCGTGACCAGCACCCGGATTGTGAGTGTGGAAGACGTCCAGCCGGATGACTCCTCGGTCCGCGTAATCAACTGTCGCCGTTGCGAGGACGATCCCGTTCTGGTAGAGCTTGAAGTTGTTGGACGCCGTATTGTAGTGACGGACTTCGAAGGAGTCATACTTCCCGTAGGTCCCGCCCCGCTTCTTGTAGAAGTAGACTCCGGGTCCTCCGTAGTACGGAGCCTGAGCAGCGAGCATGTCGACCTGAACTCGGATGAACGGGTCCGTCAAGTTCGGCGGAGTCGAGCCGAGGGAGTAGTAATCTGGATCGGTGTTGCTGACCGGGATCCCTCCCTTGTACGACGCGTTCAACTCGTGATAGTCCTGCTTGTCCATCAACGGGTCGGCTTGAGAACGGTCGTCACTGGTCGCCTCCATCATGTGGAGACCACCGTTCTCGACGGGCCACCATCCGAGCTTGCCGACTCCATATCGCCGAGGAGTCCTTGCTCCGATGTATCCCCAATTTCCCGGAGGGTTGATGGTCAGGTCATTGTAGTCAGCCGGGCTCGGATCGGGATATCCGTCTGCGAGGTTGAATCCATCAGTGACCTGAAGTTGAGTAGCTGCTCTCGTACAGTCAGCCATTAGGTCTCCAGAGCAGCTTTCACGTCACGTGAATTCGCCCGAAGGAATCGCATGAAGGCTCGCTGTCCACCGGCAAGCTGACGTTCGAGGTTCTGCTCGTTGGCGACAATGAAAGCCGGGGATGGTCCAACCGGCTCAGCCGATGAAGGCATCCCGCCTCCCTGAAGAGCCCGTCCACTTGGAATCGGCCGGACCGTCCGACCATAGGAGGCGAGAAGCCCTCTGGGGATGAGCCTCCGCCGCAGAGCTTCCATCACCTGAGGACCGTAGTAATCTACGGACTGACGAGTCTGGACGAATTCTCCGGGGCTGAGCCTCGCCGGAACGATGTCGCCCGCTCCTCGCGGTCCCGGAACCGAGCCTCCTCCAGCGAACCCGATTCCGCCTCCCTCACTGAAGCCGACTCCCGCCGCACCGAGACCAGCCATGATCGCCTTGAAGATCATCGCCTTGAGGATCATCGCAGCCATCTGGCGAAGGAAGGTGAGACCCCACTCCTTGAAGCCCTCCTTGCCCTTCTCAAGCGCTGCGATCACCCCATCACCTAAACCACTAGCGATGGCTTGACCAGCGCTGAGACCGGCTTGACGAAGGTCTCCTAGCGTCTCGATGGTGTTAAGGATACCAGCTTGTAGACCGGTCCAAAGAGTTCCTGACTCGACGTTGGCTCCAGCGATTTCATCCTTCGCCGCCGCGAGCTTGTCGGACATGACCTGAAGCTGCTCAGCGTAGAGCTTCGCCCGACCCGTGTTCCCTTCGAAACCGGCTTGGATCTGGAGGATCAGCTCCTCGGTTTCCTTCAGCGAATCGTTGTACTGATCCTGAAGGTCCTGAGTTCGCTTCGCCCCTTCAGCCCTCGTGATGAAACCGCCCGCCGTCAGCTCATCAATCCGAGCAAGCTGCGTCCGATACTCGGACATGGACGACTTGAGCGACTCCATCCGACCCTCAAGCTTCGAGAGCTGAGCGTTGAAGTCCGCGGCTTCTCCTCCAGCCTCGCTGATGCCGGTTCCTGTCGCTCCCGTGAGCGCTGCTTTCGCGGCATCCTCTCCTGCCTTCGCTGCTTCCGCCTTCGTTTTCTCATCCGCCGCGACAGCGTCTTGCAGAGCTTTGTTCCACTCGGGCCCGAGGATCTCGCCAAGCCGAGCCATCGCGTCCTTCGTCTCGGGTGACAGACCCTCGGGCAGACCTGCGAAGAAGTCGCTGTAGATTTCTTTGGACTCGCCGAGGAACTGCTCGACCTGAGCCGCGAGGACCCGGCGATCCGACTCGCGGATGTCGTCGAACGCTTCCCCGGCGAGGTCTTGGCGGATCCTATCCAGTCCCCTCTGAGCTCTCTTGAACCGCT